CTGTGCGTGCCGCATTGATGCCGATTGTGGAGCAGGCCCGTGAGCAGTCCGCTGTGCTGGCACGTGCCGCCTATATGGATGCCCGCCAGGACGCAGGGGTGCCGGACGACGGATTCGATCCGCCTGGGCCATTGCAACTCGCTATCGACCGCTTGGAGTCGGCTCTGGACGTGACGGGCCCGGTGGAGTTCAAGAAGGCGATCGCCGCGGGGAAGACGCCTCAGCAGGCGATGGATGCCGCTGCGGTGCGCATGGTCGGGTCGACGCAGTATCTCGCGCTCGAAGGTGGCCGCTCGGTGATGCAGCGGTCCATCGGGGCGGATGAGATGGCAACAGGCTGGTCGCGGGTCACGGACAGCGATCCGTGCGCCTGGTGCGCCATGCTCGCCAGCCGCGGGCCGATCTACAAGTCGGCGCAGACTGCTGGCGACCCGCGGCAGGGCGGCAACCGCTACCACGACCACTGCGGATGCCAGGCGTGGCCGGCGTTCACGCTGGACGAGCCGTTCATCGGCCTGGCCGACCAGTTGTACAGCGATTGGCGGCGGGTGACGTCCGGGACGGGCGGCCGGGATGCGGTGAACGCATCCCGGCGCTGGTGGGAATCCGAAGGCCGCGCCGCCTACACGCCTCCGAGCCGTTGAGGGGAGGTGAACTGTGGCACAGCCCGATGCCCAGGGGATGCGTGACCTGGTGAAGCAGGGGAAGGCGATGCCTGCCCCCGGTGACCGACCTGGCCGCTTCAACATCGAGAATCGGCAGGATCTGCAGAACGCGATCCTTGCGGTGGGCCGGGTCCGCCCGAACACGGATGAGGCCCGCGCCCAGGTGCGGCGTTTCATCATGAAGCGCGCCGCCCAGATGAACCTGTCCAGCATGATCCCGGCGAACTGGAACGCTGACGGATCCCTCAAGTCTTGACGGTGGCCGCCGGCATGGCGGCCCGTCACCTCGCTGTTCAACCTGCGCTTGCCGACACGGTGGGCGCTTTTTTCATGCCCGATTCCGCGTTCCGCCGCCATGGCGGGCGCGCGACCCCGACATGGGAGTCACCGATGTCCGAACCCGCTGCCGAGCCGACTGCCGCCCCTGCCGGGGGCGGTGGTGACGCTGGAGCCCAGCAGATGCTCGCCGACGCTGTCGCTGCCGGCCAGTTCCTCAACCCGCCGAAACCTGCCGCACCCGCGGCTCCTGCCCAGCCTGAGCCCTCAAAGGCTGCCGCCCCGGCTGGTGGCCAGCCGGAGGAGACGGACTGGGAGGCCGAGGCGGCGAAGTGGAAGTCCCTGGCCAGGCGCCATGAGAACAAGCACCTCGGCGCTCTCGGCTTCAAGTCGATGGACGAGCTCGACGCGCTCCGGGAGGCCGCGAAGAAACAGGCCGAGTTTGAGGACGCGCAGAAGACCGAGATCCAGAAGGCGACCGAGCGTGCGACCGGCCTGGAGCAGCAGCTCTCCGACTGCAAGTCGGCGAACGCCCGCCTGATGGCGGCGGCAACGCACAACATTCCACCGGATCTCATCGAGCTCCTCGGTACCGGCACGGACGAGGAGATCAACGCGCGGGCTGAGGCGCTCGCCGAACGACTCAAGGCGACCGCGCCGCAGCCCGCCGCGGCCTCTCAACGCCCGGTGGAGTCCCTCACCCCTGGGGCCGCGCCCTCGTCGGCGGCACCAGCGTCCGCAGACGACTGGATCCGCCGCATGGCAGGCCGAACCCCCTGAACTGACACATCCGCAGCACCGGATTCACCCACATCCACGGGGCCGGGGTCGCTGCTCTTTCGGAAGGAGACCCCGTGGCCGTCTACAACTCTCTGATCTCCCGGGACGCCAGCAACGATCCGCTGGTCCCGACGCCGGTCTCGGCGCAGATCATCGAAGAAATGCCCGCCGCGTCCGCGCTTCTGCAGCGCGCCGCACAGGTGCCGATGTCGACAAAGACGCAGCGGCAGCCCGTCCTCGACGTGCTTCCGATGGCCTACTTCGTCGGCGGTGACACCGGTCTGAAGCAGACGTCGGCGCAGGACTGGAAGAACGTCGACCTCATCGTCGAGGAGATGGCGGCGATCGTGCCCATCCCTGAGGCGTACCTCGACGACGCCCAGATGCCGATCTGGGACCAGGTGCGGCCCCGGCTGGTGGAGGCCCTCGGCGGTCTCCTCGACGGCGCCGGTCTGTTCGGTACGAACAAGCCGTCGACCTGGCCGACCGCGGTCTACCAGTCGGCGGTGGCGGCGGGGAACGTCACCATCTCGGGTACCGGTGACGACTTCGCGCAGGACGTCTCCGTCGTCGCGGAGAAGGTCGCCGCGGACGGTTTCGCCATCAACGGATTCGTGTCGCGGCCCGGTCTGACGTGGAAGCTGAACGGCATCCGCTCGACGCAGGGTGTGCCGATTTACCAGCCGAACCTGCAGGGCACCCCGGGCGGCACCCTGTACGGCTACCCGATGGCGGAGCTCACCAACGGCGCCTGGGACACATCGGAGGCGGAGCTGCTGATGGGCGACTGGCGCAAGGCGATCGTCGGCCTGCGGCAGGACATCAGCTTCAAGCTGTTCACCGAGGGCGTCATCTCCGACGACGACGGCAAGGTCATCCTGAACCTGATGCAGCAGGACTCGGTGGCCATGCGGGTCGTCATGCGTGTCGCGTTCGCCACGGCCAACCCGGCGACTCGCCTGAACTCGAACTCGGCGACCCGGTCGCCGTTCGGCGTCGTTCAGGCGACCACGGCCGCGTCCTGACCGTGAACGGCTGGCAGTCGAAGGTGGCTGCCGGCCGTCAGCAGATCGGAGTTCCTGTTGCGGGTTCTGGCGATGCTTCACGCCTACCCTCCGGCGCACAATGCGGGCGCCGAGTGGGCGGCGCACAGTCTGCTGCGGGAGTTGGCGGCGCGCGGCCATGACGTGGATGTTCTGTTGTCGGATCCGCGGTCCGCGGACGCCAGCTACGACATCGACGGTGTGCGCGTCTATCCGTACCGAGACAAGGCGGATCCGGCGCGGTGGATGCGCGGCGACGGCCGGGCGCAGGCGATCGTGACGCACTTGGAGAACACGGCGAGGGCGTCGGTGCTGGGCGAGTTGAACCGGATCCCGGTGGTGCATCTGCTGCATAACACCTTCGAGAAGTCGAAGTCGTGGCTGGTGAAGGGTTCGCCGTCGCTGGTCGTCTACAACACGGTCTGGATGAAGGCGGACGCTGAGGCTTGGTGGCGCGTTCACCGCGGGGATCGGCCTATGCCGTGGGGCATCACTGTGCATCCACCGGTCGCCGTCGAGGACTACCAGGCCACCCCGGGCGACCGGATTACCTTGATCAACCTGACGGAGGAGAAGGGCGCCAAGGTCTTCTATGCGCTCGCGGAGCGGATGCCGAAGCGCAAGTTCCTGGGCGTGATCGGCGGCTACGGGCAGCAGATCGTCCGCGATGACCTGCCGAACGTGGAGATCGTGCCGCACACGCCCGGCGACCGCATGGCCAAGGACGTGTACGCCCGCACCAAGGTGCTGCTGGCGCCGTCCTCTTACGAGTCTTATGGGCGCGTTGCTGTAGAGGCGATGTGCTCGGGGATTCCGGTCGTCGCCCACCCCACCCCGGGCCTCATGGAGTCGCTGGGGGAGGCGGGCATCTTCGCCGACCGGGATGACCTGGATGCGTGGGAGGCGGCGGTGAAGCGGCTGTTCTCGCCGAAGGTGTTCCCGCAGGCATCCAAGGCTGCTGCGGCCCGCGCCGCCGGACTGGATCCGGCTGCCGAACTCGACCTGTGGGTCACGGCAATGGAGGGGGTGGCGAAGCGTGGATCCCCTCGCTAGCTTGACCGACCTGTCGGACCGTCTCGGACGGCCACTCACCTCCCCTGAGGAGATGCGGGCCCAAGCGCTTCTGTTGGATGCATCGGCGAAGGTCCGCTCGTACACGAAGCAGAACTTCACGCGCACCGACAACGAGACTGTGGTGGTGCGCGCACAGCAGGGTGAGATCCGCCTCCCGCAGCGACCCGTCCTCGACGTGACCTCCGTGGTGGCGATCGGCGCCGGCGGGGCTCCGGACCTGCCGGTGGTGGGCTGGCAGTGGGATGGCCTCGACATCGTCCGCACGTGCGTGGACAGTCCGGTCATCAACCTGCCAGAGCTCTGGCACGAGGACGACGTCGAGGCCTATCCGGGCACGTACAGGGTGACCTACAGCCACGGCGAAGCTCAGATACCTGACGTGATTGTCGGCATCGTCGCCCGCATCGTCCTGCGCACCCTGACCGCCCCGACGATGGCCGGCGGCGTGACGGGGGAGACGATCGGCCCCTACAGCTACCGCACCGACGGATCAGGCATCGGCACCGCGGTCGTCATGACCGATGAGGACCGCCGCGAGCTCGCCGACGCCGGCTACCGACCGAAGGCCGGCATGTCGATGGTGAGGTACCGATGAACCGACCGCTGAACATCGTGGCCCGGGTGCACGCCTATCCCAACGACCACAATGCTGGCGCGGAGTGGGCGTTGCACGAGATGCTTCGGGCGCTCGTGCAGCGCGGGCACCGGGCCACGGTGTGGCTGAACCAGTGGGCAGAAACCCGAAAGCCGTATGAGGTGGACGGCGTCCAGGTGATGCCGCACGAGCCGTCCAGCAGGGCTTTCCAGTCGGCGGTGCCGCGCGCGAGCGCGGTCGTGTCGCATCTGGAGAGCGTCCCGGGCGCGGCGTGCCTGGCGCGCGGGCACGGGGTGCCGCTGATCGTGGTGTGCCACAACACGTTCGATCTGACGTGGCAGCCGATGCAGACCGGCTCATCAGCGCTCGCGGTCGTCAACTCGCAGTGGATGCTCGCCGAAGCGGAAGCCGCCTTGACGGATGCGCCGTGCCGGCCAGGGCGGATGCTGGCGGTTCGGCCGCCGGTGTGGCCGGAGGAGTACCGGACGACGCGCGGCGAGTGCCTCACCCTCGTCAACTGCACTATGTCGAAGGGCGCCGGGGTGCTGGCGGAGCTCGCCGAGCGGATGCCGGACCGGAAGTTCCTGGCGGTGCGCGGCGGCTACGGCGAGCAGCAGCCCCCGGACCTGGACAACGTGATCGTGCTGGATCACATGCCGGGCCGACAGATGCGCGACGCCGTGTATGCGCGGACGCGGCTGCTGCTGATGCCGTCGGACTACGAGTCGTGGGGCCGTGTCGGCGTGGAGGCGATGGCTTCCGGGATTCCGGTGCTGGCTCACCCCACGGAGGGCTTGACCGAGTCCCTGGGGAACGCCGGGGTTTTCTGTGACCGCGAGGATGTCGACGCGTGGCAGAACGCTATCGAGAAGCTCGATAACCAGACGGCCTACCGTGCCGCGTCACAACGGGCCGCGGCACGGTCGAGGGCTCTCGATCCGACCGCCGATCTGGCCGCCTGGTGTGACGCGGTCGAGGAGACGGCCCGTGCATGAGCTCCCGCAGGGCGACACTGTCACCATCGTCCGCCCCGGCCCGCCCACACAGGACGCATACGGCAACGACGTCCCCGGCACCCCGATCGAGATCGCCGTCGCGGGGTGCGGAGTCGCGCCGCGCGACGGCACCGGGTCGGCGTCCGACGAGCTCACGGATGCCAGAGACACGGTCATCTCCGGTCTGACCTTGTATGCCCCCTACGGCACCGACATCCGTGCCACAGACCGCATCCGCGTGGCTGGCGAGCTGTTCGACGTCGTTGGGCTACCCGGCAGCTTCCGATCCCCGTTCACGGCCTCTACAGGCCCTGTGGTGGCGTCGCTCAAGCTGGTCACCGGCTAGTTGCGGGCCTGTTCGACGGTGGCGAGCAGCTTCCGGGCGGCGTCGTTCGCTTTGCGCGGGATGGACAGGCTGTACGGGTCCTCGTAGGGGGGCCTGCCGCCGCCCATGCTGCCTGAGAGCTTCTCTTTTGCGGGGCGGGCGTCGGGGAGAAGGAACTGGACGTAGCCGTGGAAGAGCCGGGTTCCGGGCTTGAAGCGGGTGCCTTGGATGTCCGCGGCCCGCAGCCTGGTCGGCGCGGGTTTGGGACCGATCGGCGTCTTCGTGATGGTGATCCATTCTCCGTCGTAGCTGATCGTGCCGAGCACGCCCTTCACCTGGATTTCCATGTCCGCCCCCTGGCGCGCGAGTTGATGGAGGGGCTATGGCAGCACGTTTCAAGATGAAGCGCAAAGGTGTCGGCGAGATGCTGCGGATGCCGGGCATGCAGGCGGAGATGCTGCGCCGCGCCGAGGTCATCAAGGGCATCGCGGAGGCGACGTCCCCGGTGGACGAACGCAGCCCCGACCCCGGCCACTACAAGGCCTCATGGGAGACGGACAGCACGGCCCGCGGTGGCCGGCGCCGTGACCGGGCCGTGGCCTACGTCCGCAACACGGCCTACTACGCCCGCTGGGTGGAGTACGGAACGGAGCGCGTCCCCGCGCATCATGTGCTGCTGCGGGCGGCGCAAGAGGGCGGGCGGAACTGATGTGGCCCGACATTGAGATCGAACTCGTTGCTTGGCTGACGGCCGCGTTGGATGTGCGGCACTGCACGGACCTGCCCGCCGACCTCGCTGACGCCCTGCCGGTCAACCAGGTTCAGCGAGTGGGCGGCGGCGACGACAGTTTCCGCCTCGACCGTGCACTGGTCAGCCTTGACAGCTACGCGGCCACACGTGAGGCAGCGTCGACGCTGGCCCGCCAGAGCCGGCACCAACTCATCACGGTCCTGCCGGGCGTGAAGACGACGTCCGCAGTCTTCGGGCGGGTGGCGACTGTATCCGCACCCGCCTGGCGGCCGTATGAAAATCCGAACCTTCGCCGTATGGGCGCCACCTACGAGATCTACTTCCACCCGGTCTCCTGACCGGCCGAGGGCCCGCGCCGGACCCCTGTTTCCCCTCGACCCCGCCGCCGTGCGGGGTTTTCTCATTCCAGGAGACCTCATGGTCAACATCACCCGCGCGGCGGACCTCACGATCATCGGTACGACTGGTGGCGGTTGGGTGGCGGACATTGGTACGTCTGCCCCGTCGTCGCCGCTGACGCAGCCGGCGTCTCCGTGGGAGCCGCTGGGTTGCATCTCGGATGACGGCCTCACCTACGGTTTCGATGAGGACTCGCAGGAGTTCACGCCGTGGGGCCTCACGAGCCCGATCCGCACGACGATCACCAAGAGCATCCGCACGTTCAAGGTGACGTTGTGGGAGACGGCCCGCGTCTCCGTCCAGTCGATCATGTACCGGATTCCGGTGGGTGATCTCGCCCCGGACGGCACGAGCGGCCTGACCTCGTTCGCGGAGACCGCGAGCCCGGTCCCGGACCGGCGGGCCTGGTGGTTCGCCACCTTCGACGGCGACACCGCCCGCGGCTTCTACGTGCCGACCGGGGAGATCTCCGACCGCAGTGACGTCACGTTCAAGCAGGACGAGATGTCCGGCTACGAGATCACCGTGACCGCGTACCCGGACGACGCCGGGAACACGGTCTACCACACCGACAAGCTGCCGGTGACTCCCGCCTACAGCGGGTCCTGATCGGGTGGGTGGGCCGACCGTCGGCGCGGGCCCGGCCTACCCACCTCTACTTTTCCTCGCCCGCGCCGTGATCGAAAGGGGCCCGCGCCGTGGCCAACACGCGTACCACCACCAGCACCAGCCGCAAGCCGCGCACCGCGGCCCGCGCCGCATCCCGCCCGGCAACAACCCGCAGGGCCGCAGCGGAGCCGGAAGAGGTCGACGAGGAGCAGGTCTCCCCGGCCGAAGCGCAGGAGATCGAGGCCGTCAACAAGTACGTGACCGCCCTCCTGTGTGACGAGGACGTTCGCATCATTCCGCCGGGTGCCTGGCGGCAGTCGTGGCAGCGCCTGGCCGCGCAGGGGCAGATCGATGCGTTCGCGCAGATCGTTCTCCACCCGGACGACTACGAGCTGTACCTGGACATCGACCCCACGAACGAGGAGTGGGGCGAGTTCGTCACGGACGCCGCTGAGCGGGCGGGTGAGAGCCTGGGAAACTCGCGTGGACCCGCTCCGTCGTCGAGGCGCACGCGGAGGCGGTAGAAGCCGACCT